TCAATCGGTATTCCCTTGCCAGTAACTATGAGAACAACTCCCGCAAGTGTTGATTTTTCTACATTAGCCTTGGTGGATACTGTTTCCTCAGTAGCAGTTACATCCTGCACCATTGACCCAAATGTTTCAGACAATCAATTTGGCGTTGTAACTGCTGGAGTTGCTTCTGGGCTTACTCAATATCGCCCTTATTATCTGCGACAAAATGCCAATAGTGGCGCTTATATCGGCTTTAGTGCGGAGTTATAAATATGGAAAATGTAACCTTTATTGATGTAACTGACCCACTTACTAGCGTGGTTACAACCCACGCCGTCATTGACCGAGGCAACGGAGAATTCACTTCTATGCCAAAGTCGGTCTATGACACACTCCCATCCAACTCTTCTATCCCACAGGCAGGTGAATAATGAGTCGCGCACAACTTACAAGTACGGTAGAGCAGAACTCGGCAGGAGCTGCGGCTCCTTTGGTAGCGGGAAAGAATGTGTTGGCTAACGGAGCCTTTGACTACTGGCAGAGAGGCACTTCCTTCACCGCAACTGGCTACGGCCCTGACCGTTGGTATTGCACCGTTGGCGGTAGCGCAGCAACCTTTGCTCAGGAAACCTCAGTAGTTCCTGCTGGTTCTCGCTACGCTCTCAAGTGGACTGCTGGAGCAGCATCATCGTATGGACAGATTCGCCAGTTCATAGAGCAAGCGGCAGTTATTCCATTACGCGGTCAGACAGTAACTGCATCTGCAATGGTTCAACTTGGCGCAAGTTATAGCGGAACCTTGCAATTTGAAATCTACTACTCAACAACCACCGATACCGTTACTTCATTTAGCGGAAGTTCAGTCAGCATCACATCAACGACTGGTACTCCAGCCATCGGAAGTTATAACAAGATAACTGCAACCTTCACAGTTCCTTCAAATGCGGTTGGCTTGTATATCGGCGTTGTTCCAACACTTGTCCAGGCATCAGGCATTAGCGCCTATATCGGCAATGTCCAGTTGGAGCAGGGTTCAGTTGCAACCCCATTTGCAAGAGCAGGTGGCACAGTCCAAGGAGAGTTAGCGTTGTGCCAGCGGTATTACTACCGAGCAATGGCAGCAACTCCTTATGCTTGGCTTGGTTTTGGAATGGCTTATAGCACTACTGCTGGTTTGATGGTGGTAAATATGCCTGTAACTATGCGAGCCAACCCAAGTTCTATTGATTATTCTGCAATGACTGTTTCTACTGGAACTGGCTCACCAACAGTTTCTTCAATGTCAATCAATCAATCTGGATTGAATTCAATCTTGTTGGCATTTGTTTCTAGTGGTTTGACGGCTTACAGTCCATATGGTTTGCAAGTCTCTAATAATTCATCAGGCTATGTCGGAATCAACGCGGAGTTATAAATGAATAATGTAACCTTTGTAGAAGTTGAAACAATGGGCGAGATAAAGATTCACGCCATTATTGACCGAGGCAATGGGGAATTTACCTCAATGCCCAAGGCCACCTACGATGCCCAGCAAGCGGCTCAGGTAGCCCCACAAGCCTGACTGGAACACTCCACAGAGAGTTAGACACGCCGAAGAGCTTGTAGGTAATCAAGCGCCGAACTAACTCTTAGGGGTACGGTCTTCTTATGACAACACAAACTGAACTAATACCCCTTGAAGAAATCCATCGCCAGCTCAAGAATCGTTACGACACAAGCGGTTTCTCGCCCTATGTGATCCGTACTGACTGGCAAATCATCCGGAGAATCGGCGTTCATCCAGCGTTGGCGACCGTTCAAGACTTGGAAAAGGTCGTACTCTCAGCCACCAAGCAATCGACAAAAGCCAACTATGTTTCCAGGCTTCGCTCGATCTACAAGCATCTGAACAAGATGAACCTCGTCAATGGTCACAATCCAGCCGAAGACCTGCCAAGGGTCAAGGCAGGGCGCGGAGTACCTAAGCCAGTCACCAAGGGAGAGTTTGAGAAGCTCTTAGCCGAGGCAACTCAGCCTTACCGAGATTGGTTCATTCTCGGTGGCATGGTCGGCCTTCGGGCGCATGAGGTGGCCAAGATTGAGGGCGCTGATCTCATTGAGGATCAGGGAGGCTACTCCTTGCGCGTCGTCGGCAAGGGAAAGACCGATCTAGTCGTTCCTGTAGCCCCAAAGGTCGCTGAGGTCATTCAGAGTTATAACACCCTGGGCAGGCTATGGATCATCGATCCTAATGGCTTTTCCAAGAAGGCAGCCAATGAGATGCGCCGCATCCTTGGCGCTAATGCCAAGCACTTTCACTCACTTCGCCACTACTTCGCCACGACAATGCTGGAGAAGTCAGAGGGCGACTTGCTCGCCGTCAGAGATTTGATGCGCCATTCCTCGGTCGCAACAACGCAGGTCTATACCCAACTCGCTCAAGGTCGAACCCGATCCTTGGTCAATCTCATCGAATAGGAGAAAAGAATGGCAGTTTCATCTGCTCAGTTCACCGTAACAACCACCCCGGTCAAGATTGTTTCTGCCGATATAGCAGCCGAAAATGTTCACATTCATAGCGAAACCGCTATTGCTTACCTTGGTGGAGATTCTTCAGTTTCCTCAACTACTGGTTACAAGCTCGATGTCAATGACAAAATCACCCTTGCAAATCACGAAGGCGAGATTTGGGCAGTTTCAGCATCTTCTTCCACAATGACAGTTTTGATTATTTCTCGATGAATGCAGATACCGCAACCATTGTTTATTCGTATTTTTTCGTCACCGCAGCAATCCTTGGTGGGTTGTCGATAGTTGCCAAACACGCAATCAAAACTCACACAGAGGGGATTGAGGATAAGTTGGCAAGGATTGAGTATGCGCTCTATAACGATGGACAGACTGGCTTGATCAACAAGGTTGAGGAACTCCTCACCAATCAGCAAGCAATCAAGATTGATGTAGAAGTAATGAAGGCAAAATCCGAAAAGCCAACAAGAAGGAAGTCAGCATGACGGGATCAAATGTCGTTGCCAAAGCCATCTCACAACTTGGAGTTGTTGAAAAAGGTGGCAAAGATGGCAAGTCAGGCAACATCGTTCCTTACTGGGATTGGTGGAAGGCTGCCACTAAGGAAAGTTTTCAGGGTGCTTCTTGGTGCGCTTGCTTCGTTTCGTGGTGTTTTGCCGAGTGTCTTGCTTCCTCACTTATTGCCGCAAAAAACAAATATGGCTTCATCTATTGCCCTGATGGTGTGAACTACTTCAAGAAGAAGAATCAGCTTATCGATCCGACAAAGGCTCAACCTGGCGACATTGTATTTTTTGACTGGGAAGGCAAGGGAATTGCTGACCACATCGGAATTGTTGAATCAGTAGGCGCTGGCTTCCTCAACACCATTGAGGGAAACACAAGCGCTGAAGGTGTCAATGGAAGTCAGCAAAACGGGGGTGGGGTTTATCGTCGCAAGCGATACTTCGGCAAGACAATCATCGCAGTTGCACGACCTGCTTATCCAACTCTTACCCCTACGAAGTAAGGAAATCACAATGAAGAAAAGATTGAACAACATCTTCTTCCGCATCCTCGCAGTCTTCGCAGTAGGCGCTCTCTCAACAATCGGAGCATCAGCTCTCTTTGGTGTAAAGCCTTGGATCGCCGCTTCCGTTGCTGGCGTTCTTGCAGTCTTCACAGTTGTCGAGGAGTTGGCTCGCGATTTCGCAGCCGATGGCGGTTTGACCGATACTGAAATCAACCAAGCCTTCTCTCGAGCAGTTGCCGAAACTCACGAGGCCGATCTGCCGACAGACAAAACACAGGGATAGTATTGAAAACACAGGGATTGGTTCTCAATACTGAAACCAAACTGGCAGCTCTATTGCTCGCCGAGACAACCTTTGAACGCTATCGTGGAGTTCCCGGTCATTACCGGAACACCGCGAACAGTCATCTTGTGGGTCATCTCGGCGAGTTTGCTGCATTTATATGGCTTCGCGACAATGGCTTTGAGCCAGTAGCAGCCTTCTCAGACCCCACCAAGGATAAGGAATGCGACATCTCGACCAATATCGGTCGCGTTGAGGTCAAGACTTGGAATGAGCGTTACTGGGAAAAATGGGGTCGCTGTGTATCGGTCTCACAGTATGCTTCAATCAAACGCAAGGCAGACTTCATCTTTTGGCTTTCAGTTGATGAAGTAGAATCAGACACACCACAAGTTGCTTTCAGGGGTTGGTGCAAGGTTGACATCTTTGAAGGGATGTCACCGATCATGACTGGCGATGCTGGCCGACAGGTCAGAAATTACCAGCTTGACCCTTCCCAACTGAAGCCAGTTGAAGAGATGGGGAAATTACTTGGACAGAGAACAGATACTTCAAAAAGCAATTGATCTGACTATGGGCGATCGCAATGAGCAAAATGGCGATCCTTATGAGAATCATTTGAGAATCTCAAAGATTTGGTCGGTCATCCTCGGCGTTGAGGTCGAGCCTTATCAGGTTGCTCTCTGCATGGCAGGGCTGAAGCTCGCTCGCCTTGCTTACAATCCGCTTGACGATTCTTTCATCGATGGCGCGGCTTACTTGGCGATTGCTGGTGAGATCAAATGAGGAATCTCGTCATTCTCGTTCCCAGCCGCAACCGCCCAGAGAGCATTGCCGAGCTGATCAAATCCCTTGATGAAACAGAGACGGAATCCGATCTCATTGTGATTGTCGATTCTGATGAACCTCAGATGGATGCTTATCTTGAACTCGGTTGTGATGTTCTGATGGTCGAGAAGAATGGCAAGGGAATGGCAAAACCACTCAACTTTGCTGCTAATTACTTCCGCGACAAATATCGTCACTTCGCATTCCTTGGCGATGATCACAGACCACGCACAAAGAATTGGGACACAATCTTCATCAATGCCCTCGATGAACTAGGCATCGGCTTGGTCTATGGCGATGACCTACTTCAAGGACAGAACCTTGCAACGGCAGTTGCCATGTCTGGTGAGATAGTCAAGGAACTGAATGGAATGGTTCCTCAAGACATGATTCACTTATATCTCGACAACTTCTGGATGACACTCGGCAAAGACTTGAATGCTCTCCGCTATATCCCAGAAGTTGTTCTCGAACACTTGCACCCGGTTGCTGGCAAAGCCGAATGGACTGAACAATATCGGGAAGTCAACGCGCCAGAGGTTTATTCAGCCGACAAGAAGGCGCTCGATGATTACTTGGCGAGCGATTCCTATCGAGAACTCTTGAAGTCATTGGAGCAAGCATGAAGATTTTGATCACAGGGGATGCTGGCTTCGTTGGCAGACATTTCAGAGCAAAGTTCGAGTCTCAAGGTCACACTGTTGTTGGCGTGGATATTGTCAACGGCATTGATGCCAGAGACTTCTTCCGAACTGATAATACTTATTTCGACAAAGTGATTCATCTTGCCGCAGTTGTTGGCGGTCGCAAGATGATCGAAGGATCTCCACTTGCCTTGGCAGTAGATCTCTCCATCGATGCTGAGATGTTCGGCTGGGCAATGAGAACAGATCCCGGCTGCATCACTTACTTCTCATCCTCGGCAGCTTACCCAATCCGCTTGCAGACTGCTGGGGCTACTTCATCCCTGCAAGAAGAAGACATCGATCTTGATCAAATTGCCAATCCAGATCTCTCCTATGGCTGGAGCAAGTTGACTGGCGAGATGCTTGCTGCTCATGCCAGAGCTGCTGGTCTCACTGTTCACATTTTCCGACCATTCTCAGGCTATGGATCAGATCAAGCCTTGGACTACCCATTCCCATCTTTCATCGCTCGTGGCAAGGCAAAGGCTGACCCATTCCAGATCTGGGGTAATGGCAATCAAGTCCGAGACTTCATCCACATCGATGACATTGTGGAAGGCTCACTGGCTGGCTGCTTGGCTGACATCAAGGTTGCCAATCTCTGCACTGGAATCCCGACCTCATTCAATGACTTGGCGGCACTCGTGGCGCA